AAGCGGATATGGAAGCTAAAGATTTTGTTGATGCCGAGAATCATTTGTCTGATAATACGATTGATATCGCAAAATCATTGGATGGTATGAGAGGTGTTAATTTTGTGAATGATTTTGTAAAAAGATATGGACAGAATTTATTCTGATATTAAATGATAAGATTATGGAAACAGATTTAAACAAATTAAGAGACCGTGCTTATAAGTGCGCATGCGACCACGGATTCCATGAAAATAAACTTAGTAATGAACATTATCTCATGCTTATTATCACTGAAATAAGTGAAGCGGTTAATGCGGATAGGAAAAATATTCACGCTGATATTTATGAATATGGTCGGTGTGACTTTAGTAAAAAAGCATTTGAAACGTTTATCAAGGATTCTGTTGAAGATGAGCTTGCCGATGTAGCGATCCGCCTACTTGACTTTGCTGGAGCAAGAAATGTAGAATATAATTTGGAATATTCATTTTATTTTATTGATCCTAAAAAAACATTTTGCGAGAATTGTTTTCGGCTTTGTCAAGAAATAACAAGTGAAAACTATTCAGATATAGGAGAGCTTATTCAGTATGTGTTGAAAGATGTTTTGGTATTTTCAAAACTATATGGTATTGACCTGCTTAAGTTCGTTGACCTAAAAATGAAGTATAATGAACTCCGCCCGTATAAAAACGGAAAGAAATATTGATTATGGAAACACCTCTTGAAACAATCCAAAGACTAAAATCTGATAAGGTGAAAAAGCATGTGTCACCAGTGCTAGTTCCCTTATCGGAGTTGAAGTGTGCCAGGATAGAACTACTTAATGATGAGCTAAACCAACTCTATAAAGATAAGAAGATAAAGATAAAAAGGCTAATAAACGAAACGGCAATAGTATGAATATTGAAAACATAAAAGAACTAAGAGAACTCAAAAGACAAAAGGAGGAAATTGAAGACAAGGAGAACCAGATGACAGTCCCTGTAGTAACCGATTTGTCTCTTGTTAAGGTTATCTATGAATGGTTCTGGGAAATCATGGAAGAAAGATGTTGCCCTCCGAGAAGAGAATCAAAAATGCAACGTAAAAAATTTCTCTTCATTATTATTAGTCTTTATTGCCCTAAATATTTTGTTGGAGCGAAAATGTCAAAAGGTCTTCGTGGCGCATTATCAAAATTATTCGGGTATAATAGCCCATCCGCTATCAGTGATCTGTGTCACAGTATTGTGGACCAATATCTAATTTACAAAGACCTGCGTCATGATGTTACTGATATTATTGACAAGATAACAGTGAGGCTTAAAAAGGAAGGATATATATGAAATTTGTAGGTAATGTAAATTCAGAGATTTAATCAGTTCCGTTTAGTTTACATTACCGAAAATTGATCTGATTTTGTTTCCTATATCTGTTATAAAAGGGTCTCTCTCTTCATCTTCAAGAGAATACCCTTCGAGTTCGTCTCCGTCACAAACCGGACTGTGAAATTTAAGTTTTGGATCTCCTAGACTAATAGTGTATAGTCCAAATGAAAGGTACAATTCTGCATCATCCATATCTATTTTTTTAGGATCAATTTTTAGGAAATGATAAAAATCTTCGATAAAAATATTATTGATAATATGCGCAATCTTGATAAAATCAGAATAGTTAATTTCGTTTTTTAAGAAAGAAGAGAAAGCTTTTGCTATTAATGATGATTTTTCTGTATCCTCACATTGGTCTAAAATGAATAAAAGTTTTTCTCCAACTTTTATTTTATATTTATTTGATTTCTCAATTTTAGAAATTATCTTATTTCGTTCCGTCTCATTGATGCTGGCAATACCATTAAGGAAAGCAATTATTTTTTTTAGAAAAAGATACGTATGTATTGAATAGGCGGTTTTTATTAAACTTACTAAAGTATTAACAATTGGAACATCCTTTAATAGCCCATTATTAATAACTGAATCAATAGTTATTTCCATTCCATTTTTTGCAATAGAGGATAGGTCACTATTTTTGATAGTATCACTAAATCGATTTACTTCATTTGGGATTCTTTCCATATTATTCTCCTTTTTCTATTTTTATCATTTTTCCACAATGAGGGCAAATAATATAATTAGCATTGCCTGCAATATCCTTTTGTGATGCAAAAAGTTGCCATATCGGTACTTCAAGAGCATTTGAGAGTTTCTCTAGTGTTGGGTATGATGGTGAAACAATCATTCTAGAAAGGCTTTCTCTTGTAATACCCAGTTTCTCAGCAAGACTTGTTATCGTGTAGCCTTTTTCTTTAATAACTTCTTTTATTCTATTCATATTTTATTGAATTTCCTGCAAAGATAATGTAAAACACGATTATGTGATATATATATATCACTAAATAATGTTAAACGTAATAAATAACATCACTAAATATTTTATTTCGTGATATATATATATTACATTTGCAGTTGTAAACAATATAAAAATATAGATTATGACAGTATATGAAAAATCAAATAGTGTAGAGACTGTTGCTTTAAACAGATTCTCTAAGAAAGAATATAAGAATGTGCTTTCACTTACAGAAAGTATTGCTGACAGGCAGAAAGTTGCACAAGAACTTATTAACTACTTATGTGATAAATACCATATAGAACGTGCATTCGTAAAAGTTGTTAGTCGCTTTCAGCCACATCGTGCATGCTCTGGTAGATTAACAAGCAAGATACTTGGTTCGTACACAGAACGGGCCCAAATAATTACCATATATAATCTAACAGCAATTAGAAAACAAACTGTATCAATAAAGACATTTGCAGGTACATTGCTTCATGAATTCATGCACCATTATGATCTGAGGTATCTAAAGCTAGGCAGCACTCTTCATACTGCCGGTTTTTATAAAAGAATATCAGATTTAGAAAACAAGTTAAACTAACATACAAAGAAAGATATGAAAACAAATTATGAAAAGCTAGCTGCTTGCATAAATAGCAGTAAAGAGATAAAAGAAGCTATTAAAACGATAATGGGTGTTTTTGCAGTAGATGAGTCAGCTGCAAGAGGCTTATTTATAGCATATTCGGCTAAAAACGAAATATGTGCCTTACATACTGCAATAAATATATAGATTATGTTAAAAACAAAAGCAGAGCGTCATAGATTAGCACTTGAACTGAAAAGAAGAAACAAGTCTAACAATAAAGAATTTTCTATGACAGTAGAAGAAGACGAGAGTCATATTATCGCATATCCGAATGATGGTCTAATTGGCAATTGTTTTCTACAGAAAATATTATTTTTTGCAGAGTACAACAATTTGTGTTTATTTGTTATAGCAGGTGCAAATAATAAGCTTAAGGTTTACATGTACTAAAAATATGTGACAATAGCTCTATTGTCGTTTATTCAATACCGAATTAATAAATTGAGTATTAATAAAGCCGTATCTTTGTGGTATGGCTTAAAAAAATAAGTTATGAAGATATTAAATTTAATCATCAAACAAAAATATTTCGATGCCATTATGGCGGGTCGTAAAGTCCAAGAATTTCGTGAGGTCAGACCCACAACAATTAAAAAATTATTGCAGCTGGATTCTGAAGGTTACGAGATAGAAGACGATGAAGGCAATGCTCAGCCAATAAAGTATGATGCAATAGCATTTGCCGTTGGTTATGCCAAGGATCGTGATACAGCTCTGGTAGAGGTTAAATCAGCTTATTGTGAGATTTTCACGAAAGAAGATGATGAGCCTATAACTTACGAGTCCGGCCGGGACAAAAAGACAGGTGAGCCACTAGTATGGGTAGCAGAGCAGGTTGTATTCAATCTGGGCAAGATCTTAGAGCATAACATACGAGAAAAGTCTATAAGAGTTTAGTTTTAGAAAGGTAAAAAGATTATGGCAAGAAGATCAGGTCAATCGATTAAAGGTCGTATAGCTGGTGCAACAAAATCTTACATGGGTAATTCGGGCAGGCACCAACTTGTTGCAGGTAATAAGTTGGGCAGTCACGATCAGGTAAGACGCCAGATACGGTCATCCATGGGCTTATCAGCAGGTTAAGCAATGGGATTAATGGATAACACAAAAAAAGTGATACAGACTATCAGGGTAAAATCTGATAGCTGTATCCTTTTTTGTTCTCTGGGTAAGGACTCTTTGGTAACGTTGGATTTAATATATCCAAAGTTTGAGAGAGTGATATGTGTGTTCATGTATTTTGTGCCTGGACTAAAGCATATCCAAAGATGGATAGACTGGCTAAAGGCCAAATATCCCAAAGTGGAGTTCATAGAAGTGCCACATTGGAATCTCACGTATATACTTCGTAGCGGGCTGTATTGTGTCCCTAACCCAAAGATTAAGTTGCTTAAACTTGCAGATGTAGTGAAGTCTGTCAGATTACAGACGGGTATTTATTATACGTTCTTGGGGATGAAGAAAGCGGACAGCATGAACCGTAATTTGATGCTTAAGGGATATGAGGCACAATGTTATGAAAATAACGGATTGGTTTATCCCTTGGCAGAATGGACGCAGAAGGATGTCTTAGCATATATGAAGATGAGACACCTGCCACAACCAATTCGTTACTCCCTTAAAGCAAGTTCAGGAATAGGTTTTAATCTTGACTGCATGATGTGGCTCGAAAAGAACTTTCCGCAAGATTTACAAAAAATTTACAAAGTGTTTCCAATGTCAGAAAGAGTACTTTGGGAACATGATAACAGAAAGGAATGATTATTATGGCAAGAAGAAAAACATCAGCATACACCGAAAATCAGTATGCAAGAGTTAAAGTAGCATTAGCTCAAAGGACACCTAATCCATCTGTTGGACTTTCTAGTTTGGAAAATATGGGTGGTAGAAAAGGAGTCATAGCTAATAGATATGCCAGGGCTACAGGTGCATATATGAGAAGAAGGACTGCATCGAGAGGAATGAGTAATGGATAATTGTCGTTTATAAAGTATTTTCTTTATCAGAGAGAATACTTTGGCAGCATAATAATGAAACTAAAGGATAACAATCATGGCAAGAAAGAAATCATTCAATGATATACAGAACCAAGCAAATAGATTGATTTCTGCGAATAGTAGTTCTATGTATGGTTCTCCTAGAAGAGAAAACCAGATAAGTGATACTTTTTCAAAATATTTTCATAATTTACAAAAGACGCCCTCTGTGAAAAATGCGAGGAAGTCGTATTTGAAAATGCGAGAAAGTGGAAACCAAAAAGGTGTTGAAAAGTTAAGAAGTAAAATGTCTAATTACAAATTTCCTCGTTCCACTTACATGGGCTTGAATAATGGGTAAAAAGAAAGGATAACACAATGGATTTAAGCAAGATTTTTAGCAGTGAAACGAGGATAATCAACCGTTCAAAAATTCAATTTGCATTATACAACCCTCGTATAATAAGCGATGAGGGGAAAAAGCAGATAAAGCGTTCCGTAAAAAAATATGGGATGCTTGGCGGCATAGTTATAAATTCTCACACCGAAAATACGGTAGTCAGTGGTCATCAGCGTATCAGCGTTCTCGATGAAATGGCAAAGTATAATCCAGAAACGCACGATAATGATTATCAGATAAAGGCCGAATTTATAGACGTTGATATAAAAACGGAAAAGCAGTTGAACGTCTTGCTTAATAATCCAAATGTAGGTGGCGAATATGACAGTCAGAAATTGCGTGAGCTTATTCCTGATATAGATTATAAAGATGCCGGTCTCACAGATGCAGACTTATCTTTGATAGGATGTGATTATCTCTTCAAGACTGAGGACGAAAATAACTTGTCAGATGCGATTGATACTCTTACAGCACCAATAAAAGAAGAAAAGGCTGCAGAGAAAGAAGCCAAGACTCAGCACATGAAAGATGTAAAGGCCAAGGTAAAAGAAGCTGCTACAGAACAAGCTGAAAAAATGGATTCTTATATCATGTTAACCTTTGATACCTTACAGGCGAAAGAAGAATTTTTACAGAGATTCGGATATACTCCAGATATGAAGTTCATAAAGGGAGAGGATTTCGATGAGAGATGTGAAGCAGTATTGGATTAACAAAATTATATGACTATGGCACGACCAAAGAAATTCAATTATGACTCAGATGAGTTTTATGATGAAATATTTGCATTGGCAATCCAAGGATTGAATGATGCGGAGGTAGCCGATGCCCTGGAAGAAAAGTTTGGAACAAAGTTATCTCCAGAAGTATTTTCCACGATGAAAAATGGCAACTACGCTCAATGGAATAAGCATGAGAATAAACGTAGAAGCGAGCGATTAAATAAAGTCTTGGCGCGTGGACGTAGAAAAATCAATGCTGTTGTGCGTGGAGCTTACCTTAAAGCTGCATTGGGTGGAAAGAAATTAAAGAACAAATCAACAACTACAAGACATCTCCGTATGCCTGACGGTACATTGAGTGAAACCGAAGAAATCCAGAGAACGGATCAGGAAATAGAGCAAGCTCCTAATATGCAAGCTCTCTCTACTTGGCTATACCACCATGATGACGAGTGGCGAAAGGTAGAGCGCAAGGAAGAAGATGATAAGAATATACCTACTCCTGACAGCATCGAGCATGGAATTGATATAGACAGTTGGATAAAAGACAAAGTAAAGGAATGATAGAGACACAAGCCATATATGATCCTTTGTACTGTAATAAGGATAAGTTTATTATTCTTATTACGGGAGGTCGTGGTAGTGGAAAATCATTCAATGTTTCTACCTATCTGGAGCGGCTTACATTTGTCATGACTCCTGCTCAAAAAATAGCCCATCAGATTCTATATACTCGTTATACAATGGTATCTGCAGGCATCTCTATTATCCCGGAATTTTTGGAAAAGGCAGAATTGGATGGGACGCAGAAATACTTTAAGGTGCGAAAGAATGATGTCAGGAATAAGATGACAGGTTCAAATGTCATGTTCAGAGGTATCAAGACATCTTCTGGCAATCAAACTGCAAAGCTTAAATCAATCAAGGGACTTAGTGGATTTGTTGTTGATGAAGCGGAAGAGTTCACATCAGAAAAGGACTTTGAGACTATAGAGCTTTCTATTCGCCAGCAGGGGATACAGAACTTTGTGATTATCGTAATGAACCCTACAGATAACAATCATTGGGTTTATAAGAAGTATATCGAGAAAACTCACAAGATAGTTTATTACGATGGCGTTCCTGTTCAGATCAGTACGCACCCCAATGTGCTGCACATCCATACTACATATATGGATAATATCAATAATCTTTCTCCGGAGTTCTTGAATGAGATATATAGGATGAAAGAGGAAGAGCCTGAGAAATATGCTCATATTGTGATTGGTCAGTGGTCTGATGTTGCTGAGGGTGCTATTTTCAAGACAATATACGAATGTAACGAGTTCCCGGAATGGTGTGATAAACAGGCACTCGCACAAGATTACGGATTTACTCATGATCCAACTGCTATTATACGGTGTGGAGTTTCTGGTAAAGACTTGTATTTTGACGAAATCTGTTACCGGACAGGAATGCTAACAGACGAAATAATTAAGGAGGATAAGAAATATGATCTTTCTGTCATGTCAGAATCGGCTGACCCAAGATTGATAATTGAAATAGCTTTAGGAGGTGTGAATATATATGCAGTTGAGAAAGAACCGGGTTCTATTATTGCAGGTCTTGATTTTATGCAAGGTTATCGTATTCACGTCACAAAACGGTCTTTCAATTTGCTTAAGGAGTTCCGCAACTATGTATGGGATAAAGATAAAGACGGTAACTATATAAACCAGCCTGTAGACGCCTGGAACCATGGAATAGACGCCTGTAGGTACTACTGTATTGGTAAATTATTAGGCAAAATAAAGATTAATCAGGATAACTCTAAATATTTTTAATTATGGCATTGATAGATGAAATATTGAAATTGCCAACCGTAATGGAACGTGTTGGCAAACTTAAGATGGGAAGGGGATGGAGATGCATACCTGATACCTCGGAGAATATAAAAAACTGGTTGATCGAAGGCCATGAAATTTTCGATAAGAAAAAATATCCGGATAATAAAGTAGTAATTAAAAAGGGTAAGAAGATTGTAGATTCACGAACAGGCAAGACTATTACCACTGATGATAAGACAGAAACACAATATGCTAACAGAATAGCCCTTCCAATAGAGCAGGATATTGTTAATATTCAGGTTGGTTTCGGAGTAGGGCTGGAACCGACTCTGGATTGCCAGACAAAAAATGACGCTGAAAATGCTGTATTGAGTGCTTTGAAGCAAACAATGAAGAAGAACCGTTGTAAGTTCGCCAACAAGAAAGAGATGCGTTCGTGGCTGTCAGAGCAGGAAGTGGCTGAATATTGGTATGTTGTTCCTGATACGGATAACTTCTGGTCTAAGATCGATGATACTTCATATAATATTTTAAAACCAAAATACCGGCTCAAATCAGCTGTATGGTCTCCCTTCCGAGGTGATAAGTTATATCCCTTCTTTGAAGGCGAGGATATGACAGGATTCTTAAGGGAATATACTAAGATCGATGATAATCAAATGAGATTAACCTGTTACATGCTGATAACAAAAGATCGGGTTTATCTGTGGAATCAAGATGCATCAGCACAAGGTGGCTTCTTGGAAAGTAGCTTTGCTCATGGATTTTCAAAGTTGCCGGTCCTTTATACTTATCGACCGAAAACTTATTGTCATAATATAAAGAGCATGCGTGAAAGGCTGGAAAAGACACTTTCAAGTTATGGTGATTGCCTTGATCGTAATTTCTTCCCGTATCTTCTTCTTCATGGTGAAGTCGAAAATGTTAGTGGAAAGCTTAGAAATCATACTATACAGATGAATGGAGATGGGGCAAGTGCAACCTATCTGACATGGGATCAAGTACCGGATACCGTCAAGTTTGAAGTAGAGACATATCTTAATCAGATATATTCAATGACATCAACGCCAAGAATTTCCTTTGAGAATTTGAAAGGACTTACTGCAGCAAGTGGGGTAGCCTTTAAATTCTATTTCATGGGTGCAGACATGCAGGAGTCCAATAACGAAGAGGATTTTGGAGAATTTTTACAGAGACGTATTAACTTTTTGATATCTGCTTTAGGAACAATAAATGCCAGCCTCTATCTACCGTCACAGACATTGGATGTAGAAACGGCAATGCAGCCTTATCAAATAGATAATATCAGTGATAAGGTAACAACAGCCGTTAGTGCTCATAACGGTGGTATATGGTCCAGAAAACATGCCATGATATTTGCTGGTCAGATAGAGCACATAGATGAAGAAATGAAAGAGATTGAAGAGGAAGAAGCTCAAAAGGCTGAAAATAATAAAAAGATACAAAACAACAAAAAACAAGCAATAGTTTAGTACTCCGTATTTAACACAAATGGTATTCGCTAATTGATAACGAAATATAATGCCAGGAAGGAGGTGTTTACAATGTAGAAGAAAGGGTTTGTGGTTGCTCAAGGAAACTGCTAACTGATAAGGCGCAAGGTTAATCCCCTGCGCTTTTTTATTTATAAATGTTAAAGTTGCAAAATAGTTACTTTTATGTTTGCTTTATAGTAACAAAATGGTTACCTTTGTAATGATTAAAGTTCTTTGAAATTATGAAGTATTCAGAATTGAAGAGGATTCTGCGTAAAAACGGATGTTCTTTTGACCATAGTGGTGGTAATCATGAAATATGGTTTTCACACATT